TGCGCAGCTATAGTCTGGACTTCATTTTCATCCGTGATAAAATCATCAACTTTGCAGTTGAGTGCTTTTGCTATGGCGTACATGGTATTGATTCCTGGATCTGTAGTTTCCCCATACAGAATTTTATCAGATATCACGAAGCCGAGCGCTGCCAGCCTGGATACCACATCCTTAGCCTTTAATCCGGATGACTTCCTCATCTGCTTAAGTATTGCTGGAATATTGTAGTCGTTTTTCATAACTTATAACCTCCGAGTACATTCATTCTACCACCATTTTGGCGTAAAGCAATAAATATTTCTTAAAAACAAAGAAAAATTCGTTGACATTCTTAGATACGAAGCCTATACTGTAAATAATTCTTAAAGACTAAGAACAGGAGGAACATATAGTGTCGGTAACTAAGAATGTAGCACAATATGTGCGCGATAAAGGAATCAGCGTAGTCAAGATGACTTCAGAGACCGGGCTTCCGTATCAGCCGATCCAGCGGAGCCTAAGTGCAAACAGCGACAGAGACCTACGAGCGGATGAGCTCATAGCTATCTGTCATTTTATTAACAAGAACCCGAATGACTTTGCAGATCGTTAGTCGGCCGGAGGGTGGAGCCGGTGCTTCTTGCAAGTATCTTCTCCTTTTATCGAATATAAACATCAACCGGCTCCGCCCTCGGACCGATGACCGGTCCGGGTTTCAACAGGGCGCCGGCGGATCTATCCCCGCCGGATAAGCCTGACAGGAAGGAGGAAAAAGAAATGGTAGAAGTGATGACTGTCAATGAAGTGGCCGCGTTCCTGCGTGTAAGCAAGACTACGGTCCTGAAGCTGTCCCACACGGGAGACCTTCCGTCGTTTGCTATCGGCAGACGGATCCTGTTTCGGACGGACAAAGTGCAGGAGTTCATCGAAGAAAAAGAAAAAGAGTGTGTTCAGTAAAGAAGGTCGAACCGAAAGGAGAGATCTATGCATAGGCATGATAGCGCGGGACTGTTCTGCACAGTGGTGCTGTTCATCATAGTGCTGGTACTGCTGGCAAGCGTAAACACGCTGAAAAAAGAGAACGAGTCACTTGTACGTGACAACCACGACCTGACGCTGCAGGTGCAGCAGCAGAAGACGGAGATCAGAAAGCTGGAGAAGCAGATCAGGAAGTTAAGGACAGCCAGTACGGCAGTCGGAGGATGTCAGCTCAGCTACGAGCATTACAGCTGCATATCAGACACGAGCAGTCCGAACTACCGGCTGACGAACCTGCAGGCGACAACAGACAGCAACGGCCTGAGGAAGGTGGGAGACAGATATTGCGTGGCACTTGGATCATACTTCGATAACACCGTCGGAACCAGATACGTCATGACGATGAGCACCGGAGTGAGGATCCCATTAATAGTCGGAGATCAGAAAGCCGATGCAGATACATGGGATACACGGACAGGCAAAGATGGTTCCGTGATCGAGTTCATAGTGGACGAGCCGTATCTGAAGCAGGAAGCGAAAGTCCAGGGATCCGTATCGTGGATTCCGGGCTTCGGAGGAACGATCGAGAAGATCGAGAAAGGATGAAAGATGAGTATAGGTATGGAGATAGTAATCGGAAATATATGGGCAGCTACTTCGCTAATCTTTCTCGCAATATTCTTAACACGAAAAAGTAAATGACTGCAGGTAAAACCCATTCGATCATCACTATTAAACCGTATTTTCCCTGACCGTATTCCCTAAAAATAGGATGGCCATTACTCCAACTAAATGTAGCTATATAAAGATAAATACTTACAGGAGTATAAAGGCATGCGTTAATAAGCTTCTGTTTGTCGGTCTCAGATGAATGGACATACACAACAGAAATTATTGTAGCAAAAGCCGTAATCGCAGCTGGTAGCACAGTAATAAGAATACTCATAAAAAATACATCCTTTCAAACAATTATAGCATAAGAATCGAGGTGTAAGCATGAAAAAGAAGATAGCACAGATACTGCCGGTCATGATCGCGGCTGTCGTGATCCTCGTGATCGGGAACATGTCCAGGACGTATGCAGCGTTCGGGGGAGAAGACGTGCTGTTCATAGCAGCAGTGATCTGGTCAGCAGTTAAGCTGCTGGGAAGGAGAGCAGATGAACGGTAACATCACCCCAGTAATGGAGCACGACATAAAAGAAAAATTTATGAGTGCATACACGTCGTATTACGCAGGCGAAAGCCGAAAGAAATCTAAAACAGTTAAGTAAATACACAGGAGGTAACTATGGAACTCAATCTTAAATTCACAGAAGAAGAAGCGAAAAAAATAGTAGGTGAAGGGCCGCTCGCAGATCTGATCAGGATGTGCTCATGCGGAGGTCCTGACGAAGCCGAAACACCGACGCCGGTAACCGGAACACCGGAACCTGCAGTATGCGAGCCGGATCCTGAACCGGCGACCGTTCCGACATCCACGCCTGCGTTCACCATGGAGCAGCTGGCCAAGGCCGGCACTCAGATTGTAGAGGCAAACAAGAAGGAAGATCTTCTGAAGGCACTCGAGAGCTTCGGGGTACAGGTTCTGTCCAAGCTGCCTACCGACAGATACGGAGAGTTCGCGGCGAAGCTGAGAGGACTGGGGGCGAAGATATGAGTCACGCACTGTTATCAGCATCGGGAGCAGCCAGGTGGCTGGCCTGCCCTCCGTCTGCGAAGCTCGAACAGAAGTATCCGGACAGTACATCCGAGTATGCCAGGGAGGGCTCCCTTGCGCATGAGTTCTGTGAGCTGAAGGTCAGTCATAAGTTCCTCGGTAAAAGCGTAAGCGTCGCTATCCCGGAATTAAAGAAGCACGAACTGTATCAGCCGGAGATGGACGGATATACGGATCAGTACCTGGACTTCGTGTCCAAGGTATACATGAGCTTCGACTCGGATCCGTTCCTGGCCGTAGAGAAACATCTGGACTTCTCACAGTGGGTGCCTGGAGGCTTCGGCACTGGAGACTGCATCATCATCGGAGGCAGCGACCTGCATATCATCGATTTCAAATACGGGAAGGGCGTGGCGGTGTCACCGGAGAACAACCCTCAGATGATGCTGTACGCTCTGGGAGCCTATGAAGCATACGGGCTGCTGTACCCTGTCAAGACCATCAGCATGTCGATAGTGCAGCCAAGGATCGACAACATCGAGACTTCGGAGATAGATATAGCTGACCTGCTCTCATGGGCAGAGAATACGGTCCGTCCGACAGCTCAGCTGGCGATCGAAGGCAAGGGAAACTTCGCTGCAGGTGATCACTGCCGTTTCTGCAGGGCAAAAGGCGCATGCAGACAGAGGGCAGCGTTCAATATGGACATAGAGCCGGCGACCAAGAAGGACCCCGCGATCCTTGCGCCTGACGAGATAGGAGAATACCTGACGCGGTCTGCCGATGTAGTGGCCTGGGCGAACGACCTCAAAGAGTACGCACTCAGCCAGTGCCTTGACGGGGTGAAGATCCCCGGATGGAAAGCAGTCGAGGGAAGGAGCCTCAGAGCATGGACAGACGAAGACAAGGCCTTCGAGTATGCGCACAAGGAGCTCAAGATCCCGAACACGAAACTGTACGTCAAGAAGCCAGTCACGGTGGCGGCACTTGAAAAGGCAATCGGGAAGGACAAGTTCAAAGACATGGAGTCCTATGTGGTCAAACCTGCAGGGAAGCCGGCGCTTGCAGCTGAAAAAGATAAACGCCCGGCGATAACGAACAAACCAACAGCGAAGGAAGCCTTCGCAGAAAGCGAGGAAAAATAATGGCACTTAAAGCAAACGAATTAGTAACGGGACAGGCCAGACTGTCATTCGTACATCTGTTCCAGGCATACGCATTCCAGGAAGGACAGGAGGCAAAATACAGCACGACCATACTGCTGCCGAAAACAGACACAGCGACAAAGCAGCGTATCGACGCTGCCATAGCAGAAGCTACCAAGCAGGGGGTATCAAAGACATGGGGCGGACAGAAGCCTGCCAAGATGCCTATACCCGTATATGACGGAGACGGAGTAAGGCCCTCTGACGGTGAAGCGTTCGGTCCGGAATGTAAAGGATGCTGGGTATTTACGGCAAGCAGCAAGCAGCCTGTCGAGATCGTCGATACTGCAGGAAACCCCATAATAAACGAAACAGAAGTATACAGCGGGATGTTCGCGAGAGTATGCGTAAGCTTCTTCCCGTATGCATTCGGAGGTAAGAAGAAGGGCATAGGCTGCGGTCTCGGCCCTGTACAGAAAGTCAAAGACGGAGAGCCTCTGGCCAACAGGACGAGAGCGGCAGACGCTTTCGGCGCTCCGCAGGCGCAGACAAACGATAACACAGACACTAGCTGGATGTAGACATGAAGCATCTCAGCATAGACATCGAAACATATTCATCAGTAGATATCAAATCCGGAGGGGCGTACAAGTACGCCCTGTCTCCGGACTTTGAGATACTGCTGTTCGGATACAGCGTGGACTTCGGCCCGGCGAAGGTTGTAGATCTGGCGTCAGGTGAGGCCATACCGAAAGAGATCACTGACGCTCTGTTGGATCCTGACGTGATCAAACACGCATATAATGCAGCGTTTGAGTGGTGGTGTCTCTCAGTCGGATGGATGAAGCTCGTTCCTACAGCAGCAATCAAGTGGGCAAAACAGTGGCACTGCACGATGCTGCATGCCATGTACCTGGGCTATCCGGCCGGACTGAAAATGACAGGCAAGGCCCTTGACCTGTCGGAAGAACAGCTGAAGAGCTCGACAGGAACGCTCCTGATCAACTACTTCTGCAAGCCATGCAAGCCGACAAAGCGAAATGGCGGAAGAACACGGAACAGGAGATTCGATGATACTCCATCGGCGGAAAAGTGGGAGCAATTCAAATCGTATAACAGACAGGACGTAGAAGCGGAGATGGCCATCTACCATAGACTGGCTGCTTTTCCTGTGCCCGAAGATGTGCAGGAAGACTGGGTGACAGACCTTGAGATCAACAGCAGAGGCTTCATGGTAGATGATCAGCTGGTAGACGGCGCTCTGGAGATCCACGAGGCACTCCAGGATGAACTCATAGACGAGATGATCGACATCACGGAACTGAACAACCCGAACAGCAACTTCCAGCTCGCAGGCTGGCTCGAGCTCAAGGGGCATGATCTTCCGAACCTGCAGAAGGCAACGGTCGAAGCAGAACTCGAAAAAGACGATCTCGATTGGGACGTTCGCAGAGTGCTCGAACTCAAACAGGAACTGGCCAAGACTTCTGTCAAGAAGTACACGGCCATGAAGGCAGCGGAATGCGGTGACAGCAGAGTCAGAGGACTGCTGCAGTTCTACGGCGGGAATCGTACAGGCAGATGGGCCGGCCGGCTCGTGCAGGTACAGAACCTGCCGAGGGTATCGATGTCAGCAGAGATGCTCGACCTTGCGAGAGGACTGGTCAAAAAAAAGGACAAAGACAGCATAGAGCTCATCTACGGATCCGTATCGGATACGCTGAGTCAGCTTATAAGAACAGCGTTCATACCTGAACCTTGGCTTGCCTTTCACGATGGTGAACTGATGGATGTCCCGGTAAGCGGAAAGATCGTAGTAGCAGACTTCTCCGCCATCGAAGCAAGAGTCATCGCATGGCTTGCACAGGAGACCTGGAGACAGCAGGCATTCAAAGACGGGAAAGACATATACTGCGCATCTGCATCCCAGATGTTCCACGTCCCGGTGGAAAAGCACGGGGTCAATGGGGAGCTGAGACAGAAAGGCAAAGTCGCAGAACTTGCACTCGGATACCAGGGATGGACCGGAGCGATGATCAGAATGGGTGCACTTGACAAAGGGCTGACTGAAGAGGAGCTTCCGGGCATAGTCCTGGCATGGAGAGAGGCATCACCGCACATCGTATCGATGTGGAAAGACTATAACAATGCTGCCATGTATGCAGTAAGGACCAAGACGGAGGCCATGACGCACTGGTGTACGTTCAGATGCGAACAGGATCCGGTATACGGACTTGCCTACCTGACGGTGCAGCTGCCGTCCGGACGAAAACTGTTCTATCCGGATCCTCAGATGAAGCTGAACGACCGGAACGAGGAAGCGGTCCACTACATGTCTCTGGAAAACCATCAGTGGGTACAACGGAGCCTGTACGGAGGGTTGCTGACGGAGAACATCACGCAGGCTACGGCGAGAGACTGCCTGCAGCTGGCGATCAACCGGGTCAAAGACTTCGGATCAATAGTGGCGCATGTTCACGATGAGATCATCTGTGAATATGCGGGAGAGGATCCGGAAGGAATGTACCACAGAATGGTCGAAGCTATGAGCGAACCGGTGGACTGGGCCCCGGGACTGATCCTGTCGGCCGACGGGTTCATATCTGACTACTATACAAAGGAGTGATCAAAATGACGATCGATATCCTGGGAACTGACTACGAAATAATAAGACAGTACGAAAACGAAAATTCAAAACTTAAAGAAGCAAACGGTCTATGTGAAACGTGGAGCAAAAAAATCGTCATAGAAATTCCTGAAGACGATCCAATGAACGTGGAGAACATCGATGCTTTTGAGAGAAAAGTTCTGCGGCATGAGATAGTACACGCTTTTTTGTTCGAATCCGGTCTATCAAGCAATTCCGACTGGGCGAGAAACGAGGAGGTCGTTGACTGGATCGCGTTACAGTTTCCAAAGATCGAAGATGCGATAAACATAGTGGAGGCAGCAAGATGAACATGCGGGAATATGCAGTCTATGACGACACGGATAACTATCTCTTCGGAGGTACCTCGCAGGAATGCGCAGATTATCTCGGGATCACAGAAAAGAGCCTGAGAATACAGGAGATAAGACACAGAAAGAATTATCACAAACCAAGCAAATACACAGTAATACGGTTAGAGGACGAAGATGAAATACGATAGAGAGATAACCATAAGCGCAGCAGGATCCCGTAAAGCGACGAGCTGGCCGGCACAGAAGATGTTCTGGTCAGACTTCGCCGGGAAGCTGCAGCTGCCGACAAGAGGGACAGAGACGCTGGCACAGTATCTAAAATACCCGAAGAGCAGACAGGATGACCTGAAGGACGTCGGAGGCTTCATAGGCGGGCTGGCATCCGGATCACGCAAGGCGGACCATATACTCGGCCGTGACCTGGTGACTCTGGATCTGGACAGCATCCCCCCAGGCGAGACGGATGCGGTGATAAGGATCCTCGAAAGCCTTGGATGCGGATACTGCTGCTATTCGACGCGCAAGCACGAACCGCAGAGGCCGCGACTGCGTGTGATCATACCGCTGTCAAGGACCTGCAGCGCAGACGAGTACGAACCGATCGCGAGGAAGCTGGCCGGGATCATAGGCATAGACTATGCGGATCCTACTACCTTCCAGGCCTCGCGCCTCATGTACTGGCCAAGCTGCTGCAAGGACAGTCAGTATGTGTACAGACAGTCTGACAAGCCGATGGCAGATCCTGACGGACTACTCGCGCTGTATAAGGACTGGCATGATGTATCAGAATGGCCGCAGCAGCCGCAGGAGGAGCTGACACGTCAGCGCCTGGTAAAGCGTCAGGGGGACCCGCTGGCCAAGAACGGAATAGTAGGAGCCTTCTGCAGAGAGTACAGCATCCAGCGTGCCATGGAGGAACTGATCCCCGGAGAATACGCTCCGACCGAGAGGGAAGGACGCTATACATATGTGGGGGGATCCACTACAGGCGGAGCCGTGGTATATGAAGACGGCAAATTCTTATTCAGCCACCACGCCACAGATCCATGCAGCGGGAAGCTGGTCAACGCATTCGACCTGGTGAGACTGCATAAGTTCTCGGACCAGGACGAAGAGGCAGTATCCGGCACGCCTACGAACAGGCTGCCGTCATACACGGCTATGTGCAAGTTCGCATCCGGGATCGATGAAGTGTCCTCGCTGCTGAAGACCGAAAGGTACGAGAAGGCCGCGGAGGCTTTCGGGACTGAAGTGCCGGAAGCTGAAGACAACGAGTGGGTTAAGACGCTTACTATGGATCAGACTCCTGGCGGCGGCTTTGACAAGACAATCGACAACGTAGTGATCATACTGCAGCATGATCCGATGCTGAAAGGCAGATATGCCTTCAATGAGTTCCTGGGATGCGTGCAGGCAAGAGGACAGCTGCCATGGAACGCTAAGGATGGCATCAGGGAGTGGACGGACGATGATGACGCCGGTCTCAGACATTATATAGAGAAGATGTACCAGATATCCGGAAAGGACAGAGTATACGATGCGCTGATCAACGCAGCACATCAGAACACCGTCGATGACATACGCGGATACTTTGCGGAGCTTCCGTCCTGGGACGGAGTGAAAAGGCTCGACAGCCTGCTCATCGACTACCTGGGAGCTGAGGACACGGTCTATACCCGTGCGATCATACGGAAGAGCCTGATTGCTGCTGTGGCAAGAACATTTGAGCCAGGCATCAAGTACGACTATATGCTTATACTCTCAGGACCGCAGGGGATAGGCAAGAGCACCTTTTTCCGGATACTCGGAGGCGAGTGGTACTCTGATAACTTCCTGACGTTCGAGGGTAAGGAAGCAGCTGAACAGATACAGGGCAGATGGATAGTAGAGATCGCAGAGCTCTCGGCCATGGGGCAGTCAAGGACGGAAGTCATGAAGCTGTTCCTCTCACGGCAGGAAGACATATACAGGAAGGCATACGGCCGAAGGACGAACAGATACCCCCGCAGATGCGTTATATTCGGAACCACGAACGATGAGGAGTTCCTGAAGGACTCGACCGGAAACAGGCGTTTCTGGCCGTTGTCGGTCCCAGGAGGAGGAAGCAAGGACGTGTTCACGCAGCTGGAAGCAGAGCGCGATCAGATATGGGCGGAGGCGCTTGCAGGCTACAGGGCCGGCGAGCAGCTGTACCTGACAGGAGAAGCAGAAAAGATCTCACGTGGCCAGCAGGAGAGCCACAGTGAAGGGAATGCAAAGAAAGGGATCATCATAGAGTTTCTTATGAACGAAGTGCCGGAAAACTGGAATGAACTCGGCGCTGAAGAAAGGCGGCTGTGGCTGATGTCCGGATTCGACCACAGCAAGGACAAGACGGTGAAGCGTGATCGGATAAGCGCACTTGAGATATGGTATGAACTTTTCGGAGGAGAAGTGAGGAATCTTAGAAAGAGCGACGCCAGAGAAATCAATCAGATATTAGAGAATATTCCAGGGCTGATCCGGAGCCAAAAGACTCAAAGGTTCGGTCCGTATGGAGTGCAGAGAGGCTTCGATATTACAGCAGATTTCTTTGTAACATTCTCTGTAACATTCGAAAAAACGAATGTTACAAAAAATAAAAAACCCAGTGTTTCCAACGATAACGCCGTAACAAACAAAATGTTACAACCAAGCTGAGAATGTTACAAATGTAACATTGTAACATTTAACAAAAACGAATGTTACAGAGAATGTTACAGGCATGAGCCGTTGAAAAACCTACATTTATGTATACCTTGTAACATTGTAACATTTTTTACCTATATAAATAGTATATAGAGATATAGAGAAATATATATAACCTCAAATATCTCTATACGCCTATCTGAAACATGTATAAGACGCGCGCGAAGGGAGAAGCGACGATGGACAGCGAAAAAAGCATAGAAAAATATTTGAGAGAGAGGATAAACGCCCTGGGCGGAAGAGCGTATAAATGGGTGTCGCCAGGGAACACAGGTGTGCCGGACAGGATAGTGATCGTAAGAGGCATGGTACTGTTCATAGAACTTAAAAACGAAACAGGTGTACTTACGACGAATCAGAGGGTACAGCTCAGAAGACTCAGGCAGTACGGGATGCAGGCAGGTGTGCTTAGCAGCAAGCACGATGTCGATACGATGACTTTTCTTCTCGGGCACCCGAAACAGCTTAGCGACTTCCTGAAAGGGCAGGCGGAAAAATATGAGGTTTGAGCCACACAGGTACCAGCAGTACTGCATAGACAGAGTCGTGAATGAGCCGGCGATAGGTCTCTTTCTTGACATGGGCCTTGGCAAGACTGTCATAACGCTTACAGCGGCAAGCATCCTGAAGTATGACCGATTCCAGGTATGCAAGGTACTGGTGATAGCGCCGAAGAAGGTCGCAGAGGCCACCTGGAGCAGGGAAGCAGAAAAGTGGGATCATCTGCAGCACCTGAGAGTGTCTACATGCCTTGGCACTGCAGCGCAGCGCAAGAGGGCGCTGTCGCAGACGGCCGACATTTATGTGATAAACCGTGAGAACGTGCAGTGGCTCGTTGACTACTACAGGACAGAGTGGCCGTTCGATATGGTGATCATCGATGAGCTGTCATCCTTCAAGAGCCATAAGGCGAAGCGCTTCAAGTCCCTGACCTGGGTCAGGCCGAAGATAGACAGGATCGTAGGTCTGACGGGTACACCGGCACCGAACGGACTCGAGGATCTGTGGGCTGAGATCTACCTGCTGGATGAGGGTAAAAGGCTGTATCCGAAGATCGGACAGTTCAGGACGAAGTTCTTCAATCCAGGGAAAAGGGGCCCGATGGGAGAGGTATACGACTACAGGCCGAAGAACGGAGCGGAAGAGTCGATCAATGGCGCCATATCGGATATCTGCATAAGCATGAGCGCTGAAGACTATCTGCAGCTGCCGGACATGACGGACGTCACCGTTCCTGTAGTCCTGGATAAGAAAGCCAGAGCAAGATACGACGAGATGGAGCGTGAAACCCTGCTGCAGGTCGATGAGGCACTTATCGATGCGGGATCCGCAGCTACACTGTCGATCAAACTGCTGCAGCTGGCCAACGGGGCAGTATACGACGGGATGAAGAACATAGTCCCGATACATGACTGCAAGGTCGAAGCCTTCATGGAGACTGTTGAGGCACTGAACGGCAGGCCGGCTCTTGTCTTTTATGCATTCCAGCATGATCGTGACAGGATCCTGGCGGCACTGGCAAAGACGGATCTCCGGGTCCGGATGTACAAAAGACCGGAAGACGGAGATGCCTGGAACCGCGGTGAGATCGATATCCTGCTGGCGCATCCGGCATCTACTGCATACGGCCTGAACCTCCAGGAAGGCGGGAACCATATCATCTGGTTCGGACTCAACTGGAGCCTGGAGCTTTACCAGCAGGCAAACGCCAGACTGTACCGTCAGGGCCAGAAGGAGAAAGTCATAGTGCATCATCTCGTAGCTGAAGGAACGAGAGACGAAGATGTCATGGCAGCGCTTCAGGCGAAAGGTGATGTACAGGACGCCCTGCTGCAGAGCCTGAAAGCAAGAGTGAGGAAGGTGAAAGGCGCATGATCGTATATATAGCCGGCCGGATATCCGGCGATGATAAAGCCAGGTGGAAGTTCGAGGATGCAGAGATGCTGCTGGCAGAGCAGGGCCATACTCCGATCAGCCCGATCAGGCTGGCAGATGCTTACCCCGATCTGGCATACGAGCAGTACATGATGATCGACTTCGCCCTGGTAGAGATGGCAGATGCGGTATATCTGCTGAAAGACTGGAGAAACAGCCCCGGAGCGGTCCGGGAACACAAACACGCGAAAGCAATAGGGAAAAAGATAATCGAGGAGGACGAAACATGAGCGAGTGGTATGAAGCCAAGGCCACGGAAAAGCAGATACAGTTCGCGGAGGCCATAGCCGAAGAGCTGGATCTGGAACTTCCGGAAGAGGACACGAAAGAAGCCTACAGAGAGTTTATCTCAGAATGGGCCGATGAGTTTTACGCCGTGGCGTATGACGAAGACTGGCCGTCGTGGAGGAGATGATGCAGGCGATAGGATTTAAGGAGGACTGAAAAATGACAATGAACAAACTGAGTGATCTGAACAACCACCTTTTCGCCGAACTGGAGAGACTTGGCGATGAAGACCTGAAGGGAGACGCACTGACCGAAGAGATCAGCAGGGCAAAAGCAGTATCGAACGTGGCCACGCAGATAGTGCAGAACGGCAACCTGGTCCTGAAGGCTGCAGTGTTCGCAGATGAGAAGCTGGACGCAGACAGTAAAGTACCGGCGATGCTGACCGACACAGGAGGAGATGATGCGTAGATATACCGAAGAGGAGCGCAGGTTCTTCGAGGAATATGTCCCGGGGCATACCCACAGGGAGATACATCAGGAGTTCTGCAGACGGTTCCAGCCGATAGAGCTCAGCCAGGTCAAGGCCTATCTGAAGAACCACCGCCTTCATACCGGCAGGACCGGATACTTCCCGAAAGGTCACGTTCCGGCAAACAAGGGCAAGAAGATGTCGCCTGAACTGTATGAGAAGGCGGCGCCCACTATGTTCAAGCCCGGGCAGCTGCCGCATAACACGGACCCCGTCGGAACCGAAAAGATGCTGGCAGACGGATATATCTGGGTCAAGATCGATGATAAGCCGAAAGCGCCGAAGAACGTAAACTGGATCCAGAAGCACCGTAAGATCTGGCAGGAGGTAAACGGGCCTGTACCGGAAGGCTGCCTGATCATATTCCTGGACGGAGATCACCGGAACTTTGACATCGATAACCTGGCATGCGTAAGTAAGTCGCAGAACGCAAGATTGAACCACAGTCATTTGAGGCACGATGATGCAGAGTTGACGAAAACAGGAGTGATCATAGCCGATCTGCAGACAAGGGTCGGAGAGAGGAGAAGACGCAAATGAACAAAAGCGAGGTAGAGAGATGAAATACAGAAAAAAGCCAGTAGTTATTGAAGCATACAAAACGGATAAAGTCGAATACATAAAGACACTTGAAGGCACTATGAAAGCAGATATCGGAGACTACATCATAACAGGAGTTCAGGGGGAGAAGTATCCATGCAAACCTGACATATTCGAGGAAACTTACGAGCAGATTAGCGAGGTGAGGGGAATGCTGTGGTGCAAGATATTAAATATGTGGTGTGATGACATAACCGATGAATGTCCTCTCGATGATGACTGTAACGGTTGCGACGAAGCAGAGGACGGTGAGCAGAATGACTGAATTAAAACCGTGTCCGTTCTGCGGCGGTGAAGCTAAGACAGGAATAGATAATGATGCTGGAAGATTTAGAGCATTTGCATACTGCACTAAATGTGGAGCAAGAGTCGAATATAAACCAGAAGGTTTTAAGAGATTAAGAGAAATGGTAGAAGAGGTTGCAGAAATATGGAATAAGAGAGTAGGTGAGCAGAATGACTGACAGACTTATATCGGCAGACAGATTTATAAGGTGGTTAGACGTAGGACATTTATGCAGCCCGGCGGAATTAAGGTTTAGCGAGCTTGATGTAAAAGGCGCTATTGACGACCAGCCGACAGCAGACGTCCCTTGCCTGACATGCAGGCACCGGTGCAAGGACTACAAGAACTATCAGCCAGAACAGCCGAAACAGGAGATGAACTGTCATACCTGTGTGCAGCTGTGTGAAGGCTGTGAAAAAGGCTACTGTGACAGCTGGGAGGGCGAAAGCAAGTGACGACTAAGAGCACATGCTGCGAGACCTGCGGGTACAGTAAAGATACATACGGCGCAAAAGCCAAGCGATATAAGATCTGCGGGATCCGGAGGAGACTGACTCCGAAGGATCACGTATGCGGGAATTACAGGCGAAAGGATGAGCACAATGACAAGGCATGACCTTGAACAGCTTCGGGCACTAGTATTTGAGATCCGGTCACTACAGCTGGACATGCTAAAACCGACGCCAACTATGCAGACTATATTCTACAAAGACTACAGGCATTCTGTTAAAGGCATCCCGAAATCTGATGCGGGGTATGACTATGGCGAGGCTGACTATGACCGTCTGGCGAAGCTTATGCGATCCAAAGAAAAGCAGCGTATACGGCTAGTCACCGAGATGGAGGAGTGGATCGAGAATGTGGACGATGCGGAGATGCGGGCTATACTTCGGTATTATTACAGAGACGGAATGACCCAGGAAGAGATAGGTGACTTCATGGGCTATGCACGAACGGGAATAGCGTCAAAGCTGAAACGATTCTGGATATCACAGTAAAGTGCGTCACAAACGTCATAAAAACTGTGGTTTAATGTATTCGTGAAAACTATATCTATAATCCTCTTTTTTAAAATACATTGCACGGGACCACCTGAAGCCGTTCGGGTGGTTTTGTGTTTAGTAGATAGGTGGTGAGCCATATGGCAAAGGGCAAGTATCAAGCCTGGCTGACGCCAGAAGGCTTGCTGAAGATAGAAGGCTGGGCAAGAGACGGCCTGACTGATGAACAGATAGCGCATAACATGGGTATCGGGTACTCTACTTTGCAGGTGTGGAAACAAAGGTATCAAGACATTCAAGACACCTTAAAAAAGGGCAAGGACGTGGTAGACGTCCAGGTTGAGAACGCGCTGCTGAAACGCGCACTTGGCTATAAATATACCGAGACTATGGTCGAGGAGTCGGACGACGGGCGTAAGATCCGGGAGACTGTGAAGGAAGTGGTACCGGATACGACAGCGCAGATCTTCTGGCTGAAGAACAGAAAGCCGAAAGAGTGGCGGGACCGCAAGGACATAAATGTCGATGGCGAGATCAACAATCCGTTCAAGAGTCTGTCCACAGAAGAACTGAAGAAGCTGATCAGGAATGGATAGAGAACTGATAATCCAGGGGGCAAAAATGGAACTCGCAAGACGCGAGTTCTTTTCATACTGTAACCTTATGGCTCCTGACTTCTACAGGGAAGACAGAGAGTATCTGGTAAATCTGTGCAAAGCGCTACAGGAGTTCATCGAAGGGCCGCATAAGATCATGACGGTGGCCATGCCGCCAAGACATGGTAAGAGCAGGACCGGAGTGAATCTGACAGAGTGGCTGCTTGGTGAGGATCCTCGCTTGAAGGCCATGATTGGGACTTATAACGAGATACTGTCCAGCAGCTTTTCCCGGCAGGTAAGGAATACGATCGCGGCCGAGAAGGCCGACAAGAACATAGTCTACAGCGACATCTTCCCCAAGACCAGGATAAAGTACGGCGAGGCTTCCATGAAACAGTGGGCGCTCGAAGGAAGCGAGGAAAGCAACTATCTTGCTACATCTCCTGGGGGCACATCGACAGGCTTCGGATGTGACTACATGATCATAGATGACCTGATCAAGACAGCTGAAGAGGCTTATAACGAGGAGCGCCTGCAGGCAAATATCGACTGGTTCGAGAATACTATGATGCAGCGTACTGAGTCAGGGTTCAAGATCATAGTATTCATGACCAGATGGGCTACAAAGGATCTGACCGGTCACCTGATCGCGAACTACGATGACGTGCAGAGCGTGAGCTATAAGGCCCTGGATAAAGGCAGGATGCTTTGCCCTTCAGTGCTGACTTACGAAGAGTACCAGTTCAAGACCAGGAACATGAACCCGGATATTCGGGAAGCCAACTATCAGCAGACGCCGATAGATATCAAGGGCAAGCTGTACACCAGGTTCAAGACATATACGGAGCTGCCGAAAGACGAGAACGAGAACGTTATATTCACGGCGATAAAGAATTACACTGATACAGCCGATGAAGGCAGTGACTATCTGTGCAGCATAGACTACCTTGTCTGGAACGATGAGGTGTACGTGCTCGACATCCTGTTCACCAAGGATCCTATGGAGATCACTGAGCCGGCGCAGGCCATGATGATGCATAGGGACGAGGTATCGTGGGCAGATATCGAAAGCAACAACGGCGGCCGTGGATATGCCAGGAACGTGAAGCGGCATCTGGAAGAGGATCTGAAAGATAACAGATGCCATATCCGCTGGTTCCACCAGAGCAAGAACAAGCTCGCGAGGATCCTGTCTAACAGCACATGGGTCATGGATCATATATACTATCCGGTCAACTGGAAAGATAAATGGCCGGAATATCATGATGCAATGAATAAATTCCAGCGTGAGGGCAAGAACGCGCACGACGATGCTCCAGACGCAACCACAGGAGTAGCCGAGATGTACGCCAACGCTAAAGTGAAAGTCAAAACCTTCAAGGGAGGTATTTAATGAGCGATAGAAAAAGACCATATAAACTTCCGGAACCGCTGACATGCGATCCGGCCAAGACGGGCAGCGGGGTCAGCATCGAACTGATGCAGGAGTACGTCAGGAAGCACGAGACGAGGCTGCTCAGATATGAATACCTGGAGAACCTGTACAAAGGCTTCCATGACGTCTATAAGCAGCCTGAGAAGGAAGACTGGAAGCCGGACAACAGACTGGCGGTCAACTTCCCGAGATACATCACCGAGACGTTCTCTGGATACGGCTACGGCATCCCTATCAAGGTGTCATCTCCGGACGATGCTGTCAACGAGGCCATACAGACCTTTGGACGGGACAACGAGATCTCCGACCATGAGTCGGAGATGATCAAGAAGTGCTGCATATACGGCCACGCTTTCGAATACATCTATCAGGACGAAGATACAAAGACCAAACTGACAGCGTGTACCCCGAAGGAAGTGTTCGTGGTCTACGACGATACGGTCAAGAGCAGAGCGCTGTTCGCTGTCAGATACGGCTATCATACAGACGAGACTGATCAGCTGGGCAGGATGTACGGAGAGATCCTCACCAGGGAAAGTCTGGAGCCGTTCGACGGCGGAGACAAACACGATATCGCTACGAATCCATACGGATACATCCCTGTGATCGAATGGAGGCTGAACGATGAAAGGATGGGCCTGTACGAGACCGTTGCTGGACTTGTAGAAGCATATAACCATACGATTGGTGAGAAGGCCAACGACGTGGATGCTTTCGCAGAGGCGTACCTCGCGGTCCTCGGCGCTGAACTGGACGACGAAGGAATTTATAAGATCAGGGACAACAGAGTGATCAACCTGTACGGCACTGATGATGCAAAGGACGTACTCGTGCAATTCCTGCAGAAGCCGACCGCAGATGGCACGCAGGAGAACCTGCTGGACCGCCTTGAGAATCTTATATATCAGACATCTATGGTGGCGAACATCAGCGATGAGTCGTTTGGCAGCGCCACATCCGGAACTGCACTTGCGTATAAGCTGCAGGCCATGAGCAACCTGGCGCTGACGTTCGACAGGAAGATCGAGAAGTCGCTGCGGAAGAGATACAAGATCTTCTGCAGCCTTTCTACCAACGTGGCCAACAAGGACGCATGGCGGGATATAGAGATCACTACATCCCGGAACCTGCCGAAGAATCGTCTGGAAGAAGCTCAGACTGCTCAGGCAGTCGAAGGAATAGTATCTCATGAGACACAGCTGCAGCTACTGTCGATAGTCGAGGATCCGAAGGAAGAGATAAAGGCCATCGACAAGGAGAACAAGGACAGCCAGAGCGCAGCGGTAAGCAGCTTCGGCGGAAGCGAGGTAACGGATGGACAGTCTAACGTACTGGAAGAAAAGGGAAGCGGAACAGCGTCTTAAGGATATCCGCGATCAGAAGGAGTACGACAAAGAGATAAAAAAAATATACGACAGTACGATGGCGGACGTTCAGAAGGAGATAGACGCCTTTTACGGCAAATATGCGGCGAAGGAAGGCATATCGATATCAGAGGCGAAAAAACGTGCCTCTCAGCTTGACATGGACGCCTACAGCGCCAAAGCCAAGAAGTATGTCGCATCGCGTGATCTGTCGAAAGAAGCTAACGATGAGATGCGCATTTACAACATGACCATGAAGGTCAACAGGCTGGAGCTCCTGAAGGCGAACATCGGGATGCATCTCGTAGACGGATTCGAGAATATGGGCAAGTATTTCGGTGATAAGCTTACCAGTCGTACCCTTGATGAGTTCAGGCGGCAGTCCGGGATCCTCGGCAAGACGATCATGGACAACAGCAAAAAGGCCGATGCGATCGTGAATGGATCCTTTCATAACGCCAAGTTCTCTGACCGCATATGGATGCACCAGGATCTGTTGAGAGACGCCATAGGCAAGAATGTGAAGACGGGGCTTATCCAGGGCAAGAACCCGAGAGTGCTCGCCCAGGACATCCGGAAGACGTTCGGATCCAGCCAGTATAATGCTGAAAGGCTGATGCGGACAGAGATGGCACGCGTCCAGACAGAAGCACAGATGCAGAGTTTCAAGGAGAACGGCTTCACTGAGTACCAGTTCCTGGCACTCGGCAACGCCTGCGATATATGCAGGGCGATTGACGGCAAGCACTTCCCCGTCGATAAGATGATGCCGGGTGAGAATGCTCCGCCTATGCATCCGAACTGCAGATGCAGCACATCGGCATACTCGGGCAGAAAAGAGTATGACGACTGGCTCAACGCTAAAAATGACGGGAGTTTTAACGGCAGTTTTGAAGAGTGGAGCGGTAATGGGCAAAGAGGTGCAAAACAAGAAACGCAAAAGTAACGAATTTCAAGGGAGGTGAGAACATGGGATGCAAGAAAGGCGGAAAGAAGAAAAAATGATCACAGTAACGATCGGAGATGGTCATATCATGGTGACAGGCCACAGCGGATATGCTCCGCCTGGAGAGGACATAGTCTGCAGCGCGGTATCAGCGCTCGTGCAGACGTTCATAGCGTCGGTCGAACGCTTGACCTTGGACAAGATAAACTACACTTTGAAGTCCGGATATACGGACATTGAATACGAAGAAATCCCTTCTGAGAAAACAATCCTTCTTGAGAGGGCTTTTTTTATTGGCATAAACGGGATAGCCGAAAGCTACCCCGATAATGTACAAATCATCCGGGAGGATGTGCCGAAGCCTTGACGGCGTTAAAACAAGGGGATTCGAGTCGGGAGACGTAACTAAAAACATGGAGGTAAATATTATGATCAAAAACAAACTTAAGAAGACATGGAACCTGCAGCTGTTCGCAGAGGATCCGAAGGACCCGGAAGACCCGAAGGACCCGGAGGATCCTAAAGACCCGAAAGACCCGGAAGACCCGAAGGAGCCTAAATCTGGAGACGATAAGAAGTACAGCGATAAAGACGTGGACAAGATCGTCGAGAAGAAGTACGCAGCCTGGAAAGAGAAGCAGGAAAAGGAACTCAAGACTGCCAAGGAAGAAGCAGCTAAGCTGGCCAAGATGAATGCTGACCAGAAGCAGCAGTATGAGATGGAGAAGCTGCAGAAGGAGAACGATGAACTCAAGGCCAACGCCATGAAAGTGGAGCTCGGCAAGACAGCGACATCACTCCTGAAGGAGAAGAACATCGACGCCACTCAGGACATGCTCGATTTTGTAGTAGGCGCTGATGCGGAAGCTACCAAGGCCAACATCGACAAGTTTGTTGCGATCGTGGAAGCTCAGCTCAAAGCGGCTGAGATAGAAAGGGCGACTGGGAAGACGCCCAGAAAGTACGGTAACAATGGCAACGAGATGTCGGAGATCGACAGGCGGATTGCTAAATACAAATAAGAAAGGAATCAAAAAATGGATAAAAAAATATTTGATCTGCAGATGTTCGCTGCAGGAAACAACGAAGATCTTCCGGTAAGATCATATCAGAAAGAGTTCAAGCAGCTGCTCCAGGTCGTGTTCGCGAAACAGTCATACTTTGCGGACTTCTTCGGCGGAAGTATCGAGGCGCTTGATGGGATCCAGAATAACGCTACCGCATTCTATGTCAAGACATCGGATATCCCGGTAGTGGTAGGAACGGCGTACAACAAAGACGCCAATACGGCTATGGGCACGGGAACAGGCACCGGCAGCAGATTCGGAAACAGAACTGAAGTTATCTACACTGACACACCGGTAGATTATTCCTGGGAGTGGGTGTTCCACGAAGGAATCGATCGTCACACCGTGAACAACGACTTCGATTCAGCTATAGCAGACAGACTGGAACTCCAGGCAAGAGCAAAGACAGCTACGTTCAACGCGAGGCACAGCAAGTTCATCTCGGGCGCTGCAGGTAAGTCCATATCCGGAGGCGCAGCCATAACCAAGGACACAGTAGCTGACATCCTCGCACAGCTGGACGCCTACTACACTGATGCAGAAGTTACAGGAACAAGACTCGCAAAGGTCAATTCTGCCGTATGGAACGCTATCATAGACAGCGGGCTCGCATCCTCTTCGAAGGGATCCAGCGTAAACATAGACCAGAACACCATATCAGATTTCAAAGGGTTCACGATCCAGAAGGTACCGACAGGAATGTTCCAGGCTAACGAAGCGATCTATACCTACGTAGCCGGAGTAGGCAAGGCATTCACCGGCATAGAGACAGCCAGGACCATCGAGTCAGAAGAGTTTGACGGAGTCGCTCTGCAGGGCGCAGGCAAAGCCGGCGAGTATATCCTTCCTGACAACAAGGCTGCGGTAGCAAAGGTAACTGTTACAGGAGCATAAACCAAGGAGGTTAACATATGTATAACGTATTGATACATTTCCACGACCTTCAGGATGTGGATAAAAAGACAAAGAGCGGTCCGATATATCACGAGTACAGTGTTGGCGATACATATCCGAGAGAGGGCCTTAAGCCCTCTCAGGAACGTATCGACGAACTGTCAGGCGGGAATAATGCATTCGGGACACCGATCATCGAGGCAGCCGATAAGGTAGTCGATGATAACGACGATCCTCCCACCGGCGAAACACCTGCAGAAGGTGAAGGCACCGGAGAGCCACCTGCAGAAGGTGAAGGCACCGGCGAACCGCCTGCAGAAGGCGAAGGCACGGGCGAAACACCTGAGGACCCCGATAAAAAGTCCGGAGGCAAGAAGGCCTCTAAGTAAGGAGGTGCCGGAATGCTGGAAAAGATAAAGAAACTGCTTGGCTTTACGGATACTCAGCAAGATGGTCTGCTGACTGAAATCATATCCATCACAGAGAGCAGGCTCAAGAACCTGCTCGGAGGTGTGGCTACGGTACCAGATGCGCTGGCCTATATCGAAGAAGAGGTCTGTATAGCCAGGTTCAATCGTGTCGGATCAGAAGGACTATCGTCCCATTCAGTCGAAGGGGAGACGATGCAGTGGTCGGATGACGACTTTGCTCCGTATACAGCGGATATCGATGCGTACAACGCCCGACAGGACACGCCGAAAAAGGGCAGGGTGAGGTTCATATGAGATACGATACGAAGATCTACTTTTGTAAAAACGGAACATCGACGTATAACTCCGGAACCGGAGACTATGACACCGCAGATCCTGTTGAGACAGAGAAGATGGCATCGGTCATGGACATGAATGAGGAGACTATGAAGCTGCTCTATGGAGAGATCCGTCAGGGCAGCCTAATGATCCAGCTGCAGAATCACTATGATGGCGTATTCGACTATATCCGTATAGGCGAGAAAAATTATATGGCGAACCTGAAACGCAGTCTCAGGACGAAGCAGACGCTGTATGTATCGGAGGTGCAGTGATGGGAGACATATCGGTAAAAGGGCTTGATAAACTCCAGAAGAAGCTAAAGGCCAACGCTACGATGAACGATGTACGAAGGGTAGTAAAGCAGAACGGCGCAGAGCTCCAGACAAAGATCCAGGAGAATGCGGAGTTCACGAAGGGGTATCAGACCGGGACCACGAAGCGAAGTGTAGATCTCACCATCGAAGATGGTGGGTTAAGTGCTTCTTCCGGCCCCACCACGGAATATGCCCCGTACCTTGAGTACGGTACGCGATTCATGGAAGCGCAGCCGTTCGTCGGTCCGGCACTCGAAGAGCAGAAGCTCGTTTTCAAGGCCGATATGCAAAAATTAACGAAATGAGGTGAGTAGATGGATCCACAGCAGGAGCTATTCACGAAGCTTAAGCTTATGATCGAGGCACTCGGGTACGATGTGTACGACGGAGCTCTTCCGCCAGATGATACGCCGTATCCTTTTGTATATCTCGGCGAAAGCCAGCTGACGGACGACGCAAACAAGACCGCGGTGTTCGGGAATGTCACCCAGACCATACATGTCTGGAGCAACGATCCAAAAAAACGCGGTACTGTATCAGCTGCGATGCTGGTCATAAAACAAAAGGCAAGAGTCCTGGAACACACCGGCAACTTCGCATGGAGTCTGCGGGACGTGAATCAGAGGATCCTTCCGGATAATACAACAAAACAGCCTCTGCTCCATGGAATACTGGAGCTGGGGTTTTACTTTAGTTAGGAGGAAAACATGAAAAAGGAAATGTTCGATCTGCAGCTGTTCGCTGAAGCGGTGGCTGGTAAAAAGATCGTATATCTTTACAGAGTCAAGAGCGAAGCAGCTACAGCAGCAGGCGCAGCTCTCGCTTTTGTTACGGAGAACGGCCGCAAGGTATCGAAGGATGCAGACAGCACGGTCACGAAGGACGGGTCTATAAGGACTCCGTCTGCGGCAGAGGTAGAGATCACATGCACGTCTATTCTGGCCAAGGATGATGAACTGATAAGAAAGCTCGAAGCTGCGCTTGACAGCGACGGCATAATCGAGATCTGGGAAGCTAACTTAGAGCGGCCTGGTACATCTGCCAACACATTTAAAGGCAAGTACTTCCAGGGCTATCTGACAGAGCTTGAACAGAAGTCCAACGCAGAAGACATGGTCGAAGAGTCGCTGACATTCGGAATCAACGGCACAGGAGTAGACGGAGACGTCACGGTGACCGCTGCACAGCAGGAAGTAGCTGCGTATGTATTCGCAGATACACCAAAGACAGGAGCATGATGAAGAAGGGGCTTTCGCATAATGCGGAAGTCCCGTTTCTTTTATTTAAACAGGAGGAAAAAACATGTACGAAATAGATATAAAGGGAATAGCTTATCCGCTTAAATTCGGGATTGGGTTTTTAAGAGAGATAAATAAGCGCGTGCAGCTGCCTGTGGATGGCGCACCTAACGTAAAGAACAACGTAGGATTGAGATACGCGGTAGGACAGCTCATCGACGGCAGCGTCGAAGGTCTGCTTGACATAATATATCTGGCAAACAAAACGGAGACCCCCCACATCACGATGAGTGAGCTTGAAGCCTGGGTCGATGATGAAGACTCGGACATCGATGCGGCGTTTGACAACGTCATGGGTTTTTTAGAGAGAGCCAATGCTACGAAGAGAGAGGTCGCAGCGTTGGAAGCAGCGGCAGCGAAGAAAGTGGAAGAATAGAAGAAGAGCCTGACTTCGAGGAGACGTACACAAGCGTAGCACTGAACTGCTTCAGGTATCTTGACTTCAAGAGTTTCGACGAAGTCGACAGGTTGACGATACCTGAGTACAACCTTCTTATGAAGGCGGTGCAGTTGAAGTGGATAGACAGGGATTACAGGAATCACCTGCAGGCGTTCCTGAACTTTATGGTCCAGGCAAAAAAGAGATCCGGCAAGAACAGCGAGAAGCCGGTATACAGGACTTTCAAGAAGTTCTACGACTACAAAAACGAGCTTGATAAGGTAGATGGCAAAGAGGAAAAAAGCCGATTCAGCGGGCTTGGTGATCTGCTGAAAAAACAGAAGGGAGAATGACATGTCCGAAAGCTATGTCGTTATAGCGAAACTGTCCGCAGAGGATAAAGGATTCACCGCTGCGATGAAGAGGGCCACAGGCTCGACGGAAACGCTCGGATCAAAACTTAAAAGCGGACTCGGCTTCGGCGTGTTCATGGGTATAGGCAACGCTGCCGTGAGCGCAGTGACGCGCGGCTTCACGGGCATGATAAGCGAAATGTCCTCATCCTCAGCGGCATGGCAGACCTTCGAAGGAAATATGAAGAACTTCGGCAAGGCAAGCCAGATCCCGAAGGTAAAGAAAGAGCTGCAGACCTTCGCCCAGCAGACCATATACAGTTCATCTGACATGGCATCCACATATGCGCAGCTTGCAGCGGTCGGCACAAAGAACACCGACAAGCTCGTCATGGGCTTCGGCGGACTTGCATCCGCCGCGGAAAATCCGCAGCAGGCCATGAAGACACTGAGTCAGCAGGCAACACAGATGGCGGCCAAGCCTACGGTCCAGTGGATGGACTTCAAGCTCATGCTGGAACAGACTCCTGCAGGTATATCCGGGGTCGCGAAAGCCATGGGCAAGACATCCAGCCAGCTGATACAGGATGTGCAGGCGGGCAAAGTAAAGACGGATGATTTTTTCAAGGCCATCACCAGGGTCGGTACATCCGATGCCTGGGCCAAACAGGCCCGGCAATATAAGACAGTCGGCCAGGCCATGGACGGCCTGAAGGAGACTATGGGCAACAAATTGCTGCCCATATTCAACGCTGTATCGCAGATCATGATATCTGATATCAGCAAGATAACCGACGCCTCCGGAAAACTTAATACACAGAAGATCGGATCCTGGATAACGGATCATGCTGACGGCATACGAAAAGGGGCAAAAGCTCTGGGTATATTCGTAGTAGCCCTTGGCGGAATGAAGATAGTAAATAGTGTGTCGGGGACATTCGGAACATTTGTTGGCAACATTAAGTCGCTGGCAAGTCCGAAGCTGCTCGGCAGGCTGATACCAAACCTGACGGCAACGGCCGGAGGAGAGGCTGCAGTAGGAACAGCGTCCAAGACGTCTGCAAAGGACATAATGGCTGCAGGAGTAGCATTCATGGCACTGGGGGCAGGAGTAGCTCTCGTATGCGCAGGCTTCTATCTGCTGGCCAACGCGGCCATCAAGGTCGCAGCAGCGGGTCCTGCAGCAGCGCTGGTGATGCTGGGAATGGTAGCGGCTATAATAGTCCTGACCAAAGCAGTATCGACGTTGGGACCGCAGTTCATTGCTTCGGCAGTAGGGTTCGCGATATTCGGCGCAGGACTGCTCATATGCGCAGCGGCCATGTACGTCATGGCGTCCGCTGCCACCATGCTGGCGGCATCCGGCGGAGCCGGGATAGCCTGTCTGCTGATCATGACAGTGGCGATAGCAGCGCTGATCATGGTGGTCTCGCTGATGGGACCGGCGCTGATAGTCGGCGCGGTCGGTCTGATACTCTTTGGGGCAGGACTGCTGCTGTGCGCAGTGGCAGGTCTGATATGCGCTACGGCGTTCCAGATGATAGCTGCAGCAATGCCCACGGTAGCCCAATACGGGATGCTGTGCGCAGCTTCGATGCTGGCCATCGGAGGAGCGATGCTGATATTCTCAGCGATGGCGCTGGTCGCATTCGGGGCTTGCTTCGTGCTCGGTGCAGGACTGCTCGTGCTCGGCGGAGGGGCTATAGTCGCGATGGCCGGCATGCTGATGTTCGGCATGGCGATGATCATAGGCGCAGCAGGGACGCTGCTCATGGCAGCATCTCTCAAACTGGTGAATACGACCATGAAGTCGATCGCCGGCAACGCCAAAAGGGCGGAAGGTTCTCTGAAATCGATGCGGTCCTCGATCGGCATAGTTAACTCCGGACTGAGTGCGCTCGGAAGCGTCGCAAGATCCGCACTAAGCAGACTCATATCGAGCTTCAACAACGCGGCAGCAAAGGCAAGATCTGCCGGTACACGTGCTGGCACTGGATTCAGTACAGGGCTGAAAGGCGGTCTGAGCAAGGCACCCGGGATAGCATCTACAGAGGTAAACAGTACCGTATCGAAGCTTCGCGCAGGATACTCAAGAGCGCACAGCGCAGGGTCCTACATAAGCAAGGGCTTCGCTCTCGGTATGAGGTCTGAACTGTCCACGGTAGAGTCAGCAGCTGACAAGCTGGCCGATGCTGCCGACAAGGCGGTAAGAGCAAAGGCAAAGATCGGCTCTCCTTCCAGGATAGCGAAACGTGAAGGACACTTCTGGGGAGGCGGACTCGCGCTGGGTCTTCTGGATATGGTCGGAGCCGTGAAAACGGCAGGTATCAGACTGGTGGATGCTGCGTCGTTCGCACAGCCGCAGCTTGCATATGCCGGAAACTTCGGCTCAGAGCTTTCGGGCGACTATGAATATTTCAACTCAGCAAAATACACGATCGAGGTACCACTGAATATAGACGGCAAGGAAGCCGGAAGAGTCATCGCGCCGTATACGGAGGCGGAGCTCAACAAAAGGCAGACAAGAGCGAACAGAAAGAAGGGCATACGATGAGTTATGACTTTATAGATATAAATGATCCGGCTGCTGCTGCAGGACTTCCTGCCGAAGCGCTGCAGATCAATGGTGAGTTCCTTGAGAATCTTATACCCGGATACAGGACACTATCTGTATCCGGGAGGGAAGCCCTGGCAAAGGAGCTGACCTCGTTCAACACAGGGGTACGGGACGGATCCACGCTGCAGTCGACAAGATATCCAGATCGTAAGATCAAGGTGACATATCAGCTGATAGCTGCGAGCAATGCGGCTTACAGGGACGCATATAACCTTCTTGCGAGCCTTCTGGCGCTGGATGAGTCTGAGCTCATACTCAATGATGAACCGGACAAATTCTTCATCGGCACATGCAGTGATGTGTCAACTCCAGATCCTGGAAGCAACGCGGTGACCGGAAGTCTGGAGTTTACCTGTAACGACCCGTTCAAATACAGCGTCGAAGAATATACGGCGACCCCTACCGGAGCAGGCGGTGTATTCACCTGGAAGGACGACTTCCTGACAGAAAATTTCAAGGAAGGATCCAGCGATACAGACAGCGACAGCACTACGGAACTCGTGGAGACCCCCTCGGGGGCATACGCGGCTTTTGCAGTAGGGCAGGTATTGTCTCACGCTGTCTCTGACGGAAAAGTGGAAGTCACAGGAGAAGACGCAGCCCAGTTCACGTTCGGTACGGACTACGTGCTGGATACAGCAACGAACACCGTATATCTGATGGCAAACATGATCGCAGATGATATCGAGTTGGATGGCTGGGAATACCATACCTCCGCAGATTTGACTGCGGAAAATATCGCTCAGTTCGTGATCGACTATAACGGAACGGCACCGTCGTTCCCCGAATTGATGGCGGAGTTCCCGGAAGGAACGGAAGACGCTAACGGGAATATAAAAGACGATGCCTGCGGGTATGTGGCGTTCATCGACGACGATAAGCAGATCATACAGGTAGGGAATCCGGATGAGGACGATATCGAGACCGCTGTGAGCGGGACTACGCAGAGATATACGGACTGGAATGCCAAAAAAGGAACGTCGTACTGGGCAGGGTCTTCCCTGCTTCACCACGGGACGTCCTACGCTCTGGGATCCATGGGCTACGTCACATGGAAGTATGCAAACAAATCCGATGGGCGTAAAAAGAAGAAGCCGGGATCCGTTCAGTTCTACAGACCGAAAACCTACAGGAACTCTGGACAGACGAAGGTCGCGTCAGGATCCTGGTACGGCCCGACGCTAAGATGCGCGCTGCCGAACGATTCTGCAGGTAACGCAGGAGCCAAGAATTTCACCTTCACCTGGGAGCAGCTGTTCGCTATAACAAACAACAAGCAGCAGGGGCGCTTCGATGTCGTGCTCGTCAATAACACGAACGGTACCAGAAAGATAGTAGCCGGCATATTGATAAGCAAAGGAGCTGACGGAGCAAACGCGACCATATGTCACTACGTGAATGGGGTGTATATATCCGGGATCAATACTGCGGTGAACGTGCAGCAGTACAACAACCGCTTCGGTTTTTCGCACAAGTTGAACAAAAAAGTGCGAGATAAAAAAGGCGAAACCAAGAAGTGGAAGGAGAAGCATAAAAGCGGAAAGAAGAAGTACAAGTGGGTTTATAACAGCTGGAGCAAGCCTGTGAGGGTGTCCACTATAGTGAAGAACGGCCAGACCATAACCTTTAATATCGGCGGAGTGAAACATACATACAGGGATGCAGCCATCGCGGATACGTATGTAAATGAGATATACATCACATTCGGAGCTCGCTCAGGGCATAACGCAGTAGCGTATAACGGCATCCAGAACGCGAGGTTCTTCAACCGGACTCCTGAGATAGATGCAGACATAAAGAACACATTCAGTATCGGCGATGAGATGATAGCCGACTGCAGGGACGGATCGATCACACTGAACAGCGAAGAGGTACCATCCCTCGGGGCTCTCGGGAACGACTGGGAGACTTTTGCACTGACCAAAGGCTCGAACAACATCATGGCCACGTGGAGCAGCTGGGCGACCGGCAAGCCTACCGTATCCATTAAATACAGAGAGGTATTCATATGATCGTCTATTTTGCCGATCGAAAACTCCATATACTCGGGCTTGCATCCACTAATCTGCAGCAGACATATGTCATAAAGGACGACACTACTACGGAAGACGTGGATACCGGAATAAGCACGCTCGACCTGAAGGTCGCATGGAAAGAAGGCGAGCAGACAGATCTTGAGGAACTGATGGATGTCGGCAACTATGTACTGAAACCTGACGAAGACGGGAACGCTATCCTGTATACGATAGTGACTGAGGACATAAGTACAAAGGACAGGAGTATAGATATCTACTGCGAGGATGCAGGACTCGACTTCATCAACGATGTGGCCCCTGCATATGAAGCAGGAGCAGCGTACATCGCTCAGTATTATATCGATAAATACATCGGGGACTCCGGCTATGAGATAGGCGTCGATGAGCTTTCTACGTCCGTGACAAAGAAGCTGTCATGGGACGGCGAGACAACGATCGCAGAAAGGCTGCAGAGCATAGCCGGCAGCTTCGGATGCGAACTGTCCTACTCCTACCTTGTCGAGGGTATGAAGGTCGCGCATAAATACATAAATATCCTTAAGAAACGTGGCGACCAGACATACGGAACGCAGCTGCGGCTCGACCTGGAACTCGACAGCATAGACACCAAAAAAAGTATCGAGAACCTTGCAACAGCTTTTTCGGTGACCGGTGGAACTCCGAAGGGCAAGGACACGCCGATAAACCTTAAGGGATACGCTTACGATGACGGCGACTACTATGTTGATAAAACAAGCGGATATGTGATATCGAAATCGGGGCAGGCAGAGTGGACCAGACTTGTAAACAAGACTTTCAACACTCCGGTATCAGATTCACTGTACGGCCAGATCGTTAAGTCGTTCACTTATGATACGCCGGACAAGGCGGTGCTGGTAGGGCAGGCCGTTGCCGAACTGAAGAAAGTCGATCACGCAGAGGTCAACTACGAGATAGAGATCCCACAGCTTCCGGAGAACGTCAGGGTCGGCGACAGGGTCAACGTGATCGATGATACAGGGGAGCTGTATCTGTCCTCGAGGATCCTGAAGCTGGAAACGTCTGTAACACAGCAGACGGTCAAGGCTACTCTTGGCGAGCATCTGCTCAAGACATCCGGGATATCGGCTCAGGTCGAAGCTCTGGCCGAACAGTGGGCATCGATATCAAAGAACAGAGTCTACTACACCTGGATAGCATACGCAGACGATGCGACAGGAAGTGGGATCAGTTTAGATCCCGCCGGGAAGGAATACATAGGAACAGCGGCGAACCAGACGGTAGAAGATGTCGATATATCGGATCCGAGTAAATTCACCTGGCTGAAAGTCACTGGCGCGGACGCGATAACGCTGAGCATCACGGCATCAGCAGGAACGATATTCCGAAACACTACGATAGCCACTACTCTAACGGCCCATGTCTTCAGAGCGGGTGTGGAGCTGACCGCTGCGCAGATCGCGGAACTAGGGATTATAAACTGGTATAAAAACGGTTCAGATACAGCACTGGGTACAGGCATAACGCTGACTGTACATGCAGCTGACATCGACAGTAAAGCGGACTATACAGCAGCATTGGAGGGATAGATATGACCATAAAAGCAAAAGATCAGATATCTGTGGTGGATCTGACAGATGTCAGGAGGACATTTACCGGATCAGCTGAACCGGTACCGCCATATGATGTCGGAGATCTCTGGGCGCAGGGCACCACGACCGGTGATACACAGGGATCCGGTGATCTGCTCAAATGCATCACAGCGAAAACAAAAGATCAAACGTATGATGCTGCTGACTGGGAACTGGCCACGAACTACAAAACAGCAATCGAGGAAACAAAAATAGCGGTGGATGATACGAATGCTCACCTTGCAGATAACTACTATACGAAGGATGAGACAGACGCTGCAGCACTTCAGACTGCTGCTGACATAGCAGCAGCGGCACAAGCTGCAGCGGACGCAGCAGCAGCGGCAGGTCAGGCGTCTGATAAGTCCGACAGCCAGTATGCGGATCTGCTGCAGAACATCAACGATGTATCTGATACAAATTCAGGTAAATGGGATAACCTTGAGAACCGCATCACTATGGATTCTACAGGAATCAACATAGCTGTTGATGATGCGAACGGGTCGTCACTGAAACTGACGGGCAACAGGATATCGTTCAGACAGGGCGGAACAGAAGTTGCCTATATTGAGGGCAAAAAACTGGTCATCGAATCAGGCGTATTCATGAAGTCGCTGGAAGTTAACGGATTCGCATGGACACCAAGAAGCAACGGAAACCTGTCATTCGGGAAGGCGGTGAGTTAAGTGGCGGTATCGATAAGTTTAACGGTTAAACAGCAAGATGTACAGTCGATAAGCGGTAACTATTCCTTGGTTGATGCTAAAGTAACTGCGCACTATAGCTACGGTTCGTATAATGCGAACAACCCAACGCTGACCGTGAACGTAAATGGAAACAGGTACACTAAAGCCGTTGATGTAAACCATGATCGTGTGTCCTCGGGCAGCGAAGTGATTTTTACAAAAGCAGACATCAAAATTCCGCATAACGCTGACGGCACGAAAAAGATATCCTTCGCAGCCTCATGGCCGACAGGAACATCTTCCGGAACAGTCACGGATTCTGGATCACTGACATTGGATACTATTCCACGGGCAACGACCCCTGCAGTGTCAGGCGCAGGTTCATCATCATCGAACAGATGCGCTCTCGGCGCGGCTATGACAATAAATATGCCGAGAGCATCATCAGGATTCACGCATACGTTGACGTACAGTTATAACGGTCTGTCTGGAACGATAGGTTCAGGCCTCGGTTCATCTACATCATGGACCCCGCCGCTCGACGCATTTGCTGCAGCAACTCCGAACGCAATGACCGGATCTGGAACATTGACATGCAAGACATACAGCGGCTCATCGCTGATCGGAACAAAGACATGCAGTTTTTACACACAGATACCAACAACGGTCGTTCCATCGATCGGCAATGTAGCGGTGAATGATGTTAATGGATACTACAGTACATATGACGCATATGTGCAGAATAAATCCCGCATATCTGTAGCTATTACTGCTGCCGGAATATACGGATCAAGCATATCAAACGGAAGCATACAGCTCGGCACATCTGTACTGTCAGGACTGTCTGCAGCCTTTGATCCTACGATAGCAGGAAGCCGGACTCTTAAATCAGAAGTCACCGACAGCCGTGGGCAGAAAGCTGCAGATACCAGGACTGTAACCGTATTAGAATATATCACTCCACAGATCTCCGATGTAAATTTAGAACGATGTGATCAGGACGGAACGGCGAACAGTTCAGGAGCATATGCGAAACTGTCGTGGGCGCATCAGATCAGCTCTCTGAACAGCCATAACACCGCTGCCATGTCTGTACGGACAAAAACAGCGGACGGAACATACGGAGATCCGGTCACTGTAACAGCCTCTCCATACATATTCGCTGCGAACGTGAATACCTCATATGTAGCGGAGCTGACGGTCGCGGATAACTTCGAAAGTTCAACAGGGGAGATCGGAGTAGGCAGCACATTCAGCCTGCTGGATTTCAAGAATGATAAAACTGGGATAGCATTCGGTAAATCCTCAGAGAAAAGCAACACGTTCGAATGCGCTCTCGACACAGAGTTCTCAGGCTCGGTAACCGGATTGCTGACAGATGAAACTATAGCATTGTTCAATGCGCTGACAGGAAATTCCAGTGGGGGGGGGGTGACGCTTAATAGTGTTTTACAAACTCTACTCAAAGGAGTTCCCGGGGTCGATGAACTGTGGATCACAGAATCAACAGTCGATGCAGCTACGTATTGGGGATTCGGGACGTGGGAAAAAGTCGAGGACCGTATGTTAGTCGGAGCAGGAGGGCTGTACACTGTTGGAGGTCAAGGCGGCAGTAAAGACGCAGTGTTGGTAAGCCATAATCATTCACCCGGAAATGGTGGGTCCTTTATGGGAACGTCAAGCGTTGATGCTGTAGAAACTCAAAATTTTGCTGCAGGTTCATATCATAGATATGGATATGCAACTACTAACACGAAAGGCGAAGATGGAACAAATAAAAATATGCCGCCATACAGGGCGGTGAACATCTGGAGGAGAACAGCATAGAAAGGAGGCAGAAATGGCAATTACAGTAGACGGTGATATTAATACAGCCTTGCAGAAGCTGGCAAGCGAAGTGATCCCGGCCATAAAAAACAGATTGAGTACGGTTGAAGATCGTGTTTATAGAACGAGTCATGTTGACAATGGCGACGGAACATTCACAGATGCGTACAGCGACGGACAAAAACATTTTTACGGTTTAAAGCAGTTCTCGGACAGCTATGCTATTGCAACGGCGAATGGAAGCATGTACCAATCATCGGGGCACTGTACAATAACCGCCACAGGCATTACTACAATACACAGTGCAGATGTGCAGGTGCAAGAAAACAGCTACAGGGTCTACACAGCAGTCGATTACTTTAGCGGTAACACGATATCTTTCGGAATGATGTCCGGCCTGAGCAGAACGGGCAAAGCACGAACAGCCTCGGTCGATGTCTGGGGGGTATAAACAGAGCGAGCAGCTCTTATTTTTTTTTTACAGGAAGGAGAAAAATCATGGTAAAAAAATATCATAAAAGTAAATCAGGAAACAAGTATATTAGTCCTCATTTCCAGGTAAAGGAGTTCGCCTGCACAGACGGTGCGGATCTGATCCTGATCGATGTCACCTACGTTAAGAATAAACTGGAAAAAATCAGAGCGCACTTCGGCAAGCCGGTCCATATCAATTCCGGATATCGGACCCTGGCATTCAACAGGCGCTGCGGCGGGATAAACAACAGCGCTCACTGCAAGGGCAGGGCATTCGATATATCGATCCCAGGTGTGAGCATCAGAGAGATCGCCGAGTATTGCGAAAAGATCCACTGCCGCTGTATCATCAGATACGATAACCTCGGCTTCGTTCATATCGATTCCAGGGACAGATATCGCGGCATACAGTCGGCATCTGGAAGACGTCAGATCAACAGTTTTTAAAAGATGAAACTATATTTAAGGCACAGGCAGGGCAGCTGGTATATGTCCTGGCTCCGCGGGTGGATCCGCGTACTGAGACACAGGAGGGACAGACTTCAATGAGCGTAGTAATCGACATATCACTAAAGGTACTTGAGGCATTCGCGATCCCGCTATTGCTTTTTTTTATCTACCGGAGAATGGGAAAACGGGATAAGATCAGCGATCAGCGTTATGCGGATCGGAGCAAGAAGGATACCCTTGAGCTGGAAAATTTAAACGCCAACGGGAAGCTGGCCAAGAGTACAGCAAAGCTGCTGGTAAAGTTGGTAAAGCAGGAAAAGCCGAACGGCGAAGTCAAAGAACTGGAAGATTATATTCAATATCAGACGGACATATCCCATGAGCTGGATGACCACGTTCGTATGATGTCACAAAGATAGGAGGAATCATTATGATTAATTGGAAGTTAAGGCTAAAAAGTAAAGCATTCTGGGTAGCATTGATCCCTGCAGCGCTGCTGGTAGCACAGGCCGTGCTCGCGGCGTTCGGGGTGGACTGGAGCTACGATGTGATCAGCGACAAGCTGCTGGCCATCGTGAACGCGGTATTCGCACTGCTGACCATCCTGGGGATCGCGGTCGATCCGACCACCCAGGGGATATCCGACAGCAGCAGAGCGCTGCAGTATAACTCGCCTGCAGGGTCCAGTGATGAAGAGGAAAACGAGAATCATATAAATGAAAGCGAGGCATTATAATGTTCGGAAAAAAAAGGAAGTAAAAAAGGCGGCGGAGGATGTGGCCGTTAACAACAGCGCCGTTTACCGGCACCAAAAATATGTAGCATAAGTCCTGGCCAAAAGTTGTACATGGCCAGGCAGCAAAAAGCCCCTGAGATCTCTCACGACTCAGGGGCTTTTTTTAGTTAAGCAAAAAGTTTTTCACTTTTGTCAGGATCCTCACATATATCTGTATTTCCTATTTCTACAAAGGCGTCTTTGCCTTGGCCATCGTAATACCAGGCATATGTTTTCCCATCACGGCCTGTATTTATGGTCAGATAGTCTGATATCAGCGCAGTATTCCTGTCTATTCCTAGTCTATCAGATATTAGATCAAACGCATTCATTTCTTTTAAATTATCCATATATTCACTGTCGAAGCCGTCCACATCATAACTGTTGAATCCGTCCCAGTCGGTGATCTCACCGTCCTCGAAGCAATCATCGTTCAGATATTCTGCCTTGACTGTGGCCACATATATGTGTCTCTCTTTTTTCTCTGCTGCGGTGAGGCGATCCCACGCTTCTGCTGCAGCTGCATTCGCGGATTCTATGTCTGCGTATGCGTCATGCCATTCATCCATTCCGCCATGCTCCATGTTAGTATCTACTACTATGTATCTTACTTCATTCATCATCTTTCCTATCCTCCTGATCTCGTTTACCACCAGTCTCTCTGTCCAGTCCGGGCAGCTTCTCTGGCCGCCTTCCCAATTCTCGATCGTCCTTTTTGGGATCCCAGATATATCGCTCAATCTCTGCTGGGTCAGCCCTGACTCTGTTCTTGCTTCCCTGATCGGGGTCTCTTTCAGTTCGACAACGTACCCTGTTTCTGTTCTATATACGTACAGATCTCTTGCATCCACGACCAGCTCACACTCGACCGTCTGATTCTCGCAGACGTCCTTGTACGTCCAGTCTTCCTCTGTTTCGATCTCTTCTACTTCCACATCCAGCGGCCTATATTCTGTATTCTCGAATTGCTCTTTTGTGATCATATATATCTTCATTTCTACACCTCCCCACTAATACAGTTTTTCGTTTCCGCCAAAATCGAATCCGCTATTCAGATCAGCTTTTCCGGGAACATATTCATCAGCTTTGTTATCGTAGTATCCATAATCTTTAACTGCACAGTGCTTGCTATTACTCCTGGTTTCGATGATCTTAAAATATGTTCTATCTTTTCCGTAGTTCTGCCAGTCGTTCATCTGGACTTCGTATCTGTATCCGTTGTCGTTTTTATTCCCATTATCTGCTATCGTGTTCAACGCTTTTTTACATTCGTTCTTTTTCATCTCTATACCTCCTGGGCTTTGCCCTTTCCTTATCATGTCTATAATATATCACTCAATGAGTGGTATGTCAACTACTATTCTGCGTGTTGCAGAAAAAGTTGCACGACTCTGTGGTCGTACTTGCCGTAGTGCGCATATATGCCATATTTAATACTATATATGCTCGTATTTTTCGCAGTATCCACAATATACATACACCAGCTAATTCAAGTCCTGTCATCCGCACCAGAAAACCCCGGAGTTCATAAGGGCTCCGGGGTTTTACTTTGCGCGATGTTGCAGAAATGTTGCAGGACGCCTTCCATGCGGGCCAAAATGCTACCCCTCGCGCGTTTTCATGCTCTGTATGAGCGTCTGGACCTTATCGGTAGTTTCGCGCGATTTTTTGCGTCTGTCTTCGATTAGGTGGGCGTAAATATTTAGAGTTGTGGACGCCTGGGAATGTCCGAGACCCTCCTGGATCTCCTTAAGGTCCATATCCATGTACAGCAGCATCGATGCATAGGTATGTCTAAGACCGTGCGGCGGGATGTAGCGCAGATCGTTATCCCGGCAAAACTTCTTCCAGTAGTTATATATCTGATTGGGCCTAGTAGGGCGTCCGTCCCAGTCTGTGAACACTGCATCAGATGCTATCCACCTGCTGCCGATGCGGAGTCGGTCTTCCTTCTGCTGCGCTGACCACTTTTTCAGAAGCTGCAGGATATCATCAGTGAAAGTACCATATCTTTTTGACTTCTTCGACTTGGGATCATCTTCATAGGCTCCCAGCTTTGCCCTGTACAGTCGCTCTCGTTTGATTTTGAACTGCCCTGAATCAAGGTCTATGTCGCTCCAGTTGAGCCCGGTGACTTCGCTTATCCTGAGCCCGTTCATCATCATGATCAGTATGGCCGTCCGGTATTTCAGCTCTGCCTTGTTGATCACGCATATCAACCTGCAGATGTCATCGATCTCATAGTGTGCGGATTCCTTCCTGTCCATCTTAGGATATTCGATGAACTGACAGGGGGTGCTTACTATATATTCTTTTTCGACGGCCCATCGCATGATCGACGACATGACAGAGCAGTAGTTCCGGATGGTCTTAGGCGATAGCTCCCTGCTCATATCATCGACCCAATCCTGCACGTCCCTGCGCTTGATCTTGCTGGCGCGCATCTTGAACTGCGGTTTCAGTCTGCTCTCTATGGCAGACCTCTCCAGTTGTACCGTTGAGCGCTTCAGTTTGCCCTCACAGTGACTTTTCAGGTAGAGGTCACATAGATCTCCGAATTGTATGTTCCCTGTGTTTACGGCGCCGCTTTCGCACGCTGAGTAAAACTTGGCCAGCTCACGGTCAGCTCCTGCTTCAGACTTGCAATGTACGGTCTTATTAAACCTTTTACCGTCGATCTGGACCTGCAGCATCCAGGCATCGCCCTGGCGTTTCTGTTTTGTTCCGGCCATAGTAGCCTCCTTTTTAGTATATAAAAATATCGGTACATCTTTGCACCGATATGGTATAATACCAGTGCAGCGTTGAGAAAGCGGTTCACTTTCTTTGCGGAGAGCCGTCTGGAGTGCGAATCGGGGCGGCTCTTTTATTTCACTTGTATCAGGTCGCAGACTTCGTATAGGCGTCTGTGATCTTTTTAGCGTCGTTCTGGTAGACGTTCTGCAACTTCTTTGCCCACTTTTCGTATACGCTCTGTTTATCACCGTTCTTTGTCATAAGGTCTGCCATCTTCTGTGTACCTTCTGTGCACGTGTCAGCCAGTTTTTCGGTCTCTTTAGTACAGATGTCTGCCAGTGCGTTTATGTCGCCGGTATGCTTCTTAGCTTTAGTGTTGTACTCTTTGACCAGCTTTGGCGTCTGGCACTTCATCTTCTCGGTATAATCTTTCAGGATGCTGCTGTACGTCACCTTCTTCGGCTGCGTCTTCGTAGAACTGCTGGAGCTCCCGCAGGCAGTCATCGTTATCGCCAGCGCGGCGATGATCAAAACAACTAATACCTTTTTTCTCATTTTTTCATCCTCCTCAATTCATAAATCCGTAGATCTTTAGACACTCCCTAAGGAACATCTCGTCCACATCGAGATATTCCGCCATTTCCCACGGTGTTCCATATCCTGCGGCCATGGCCCGGAATATATCACGCAGCGGTATGATCTTCCTGTATGCCCACTTGCGGGCTTTTAATTCCTGCTTCTGGTTTGCGATGTCGGTCTGGTCTGTGATGTCGCCGACAGTTAGTTCATGGTGGCCGATCTCTTCGGCCAGGATGCATGCCTTGCGGTTTTCGGATACGTCTTTGCTTATCCATATGCAGCCGTCCGCATACAGCCCCTCGTGCTTCATCTTCTCTTTTTCTTCAACATCGAGATCGCTGTATTCTTCGAGCAGCTCCTCGTATCTCGTCATAAATCATCTTTCCCCCTTTTTACTTTTAACATACTCTTTGAATCGCTCGATCTCATCGAGCTCGTCTCTGGTCCAGTCCTCGCCATCATGGTGCGCAGCTATAGTCTGGACTTCATTTTCATCCGTGATAAAATCATCAACTTTGCAGTTGAGTGCTTTTGCTATGGCGTACATGGTATTGATTCCTGGATCTGTAGTTTCCCCATACAGAATTTTAT